CAGGTTCGTTATTATTCGACCCTAAAAAGGATTAAGTCGGATTATATGGTCAAACCATTGGATTTAGACGATGTTTGTGGCTTCTGGTATTATGGAGAAGCTGGAACCGGCAAAACGACCAAGGCACGTACCCAATTTCCTGATGCATTCATAAAGAGTCGCGACAAATGGTGGGATGGCTACCAAGGCCAGGAGGTTGTTATTTGTGATGATGTTGATAAATATCATGTGTCCCTGGCCGGCTACCTTAAGGATTGGGCCGATAAATGGACATTTAAAGCAGAGTACAAGGGCTCTGTTGCCTGGATTCGCCCGAAAAAGTTTATTATAACGAGTCAATATCATTTTGAGGAAATTTGGACCGACAAGGAGACCAGAGAAGCATTAACTAGAAGATACACTCTAGAATTTTTTTCTAAGTAAATAAAATAATATTCCTGACACTTGTGTTAAAAATATTGTATTTAAATAGCAAGACCCCAGACCAAAAAACATCACCCACACTAGTCATGGTGTATCGAAAAAAATATGGCCGAAAAAGCTACACCAAGAGACGTGTTTCAGTTCGTCGAGGAGCCTTTAGGAAATCGTACTCCCGAACAGCGTCCAGATACCGATCCCGCCTACCCCGCAATGATCAATCGAATCGTCATACCGCGCGCTTATGCTATCATGAGGTTATTACTCTCGATGCTTCAACAGGTACCAGCATTGAATTCAACTTCGCAGCGAATGATTGTGGTGATCCTAATAATACTGGTACTGGCCATCAACCAATGGGGTTCGATCAACTAATGCCTGGTAAGTTTGATCACTATACTGTGATTGGAGCAATGTGCAGAGTCAAGCATCTCCCTACTTCTGGCAGTAACCTTTCAGTCCCGCCAATGATTGGTCTTAGAGTCACCGATCGCACTGGTCAGACCCAAGGCAAAGATCTCAGCTATCTCAGAGAAATGGGAATTAGTATGAAGCCACTTGGATCAGTAATTTCCACAGATGTAGAACGTGGAGTACTCAGGGCCAACTTTAGTGCTAAAAAGTTCTTTGGTAAAAACGCCATAGTTGGAGATTCACTTTACCGTGGAGACACATCAGCTGGACCAGAAGAATTAGCTTTTTTCTCAATTTGTGCAGTTAGCCCAGACGCAATTGTAGATCCATCATCAATTAAATTAGAAGTGTACATAGAGTACATAGTTGTTTTCACTGAACCAAAACTATTGCCACAGAGTTAAATAAACGAAATGCGATCTATCACCCCATCGAAAGGGTTAGGGTTCCGGTTTGTGTATATTTTCCCCCTTTCTAATCTATCTCCCCCCATCGAACCGTCAAACCACCCACCCGATTCTAGTAACGCCGACCCGAAGGGGCTCGGCTGCCCTTCGCAAGCACCTTGGGGGCCCCCCTTGGGGGGAGTGCGGAAGAAGGGGGGAGGGGGGGGTGTGCCGTGGCGCCAGGGGGGGGGGTGCCATGGTGCCGAGGTAGGGGGTACGCGGCACACCCCCTTGTTTCTTTTTTTCTGTCCCATAATGATATCATAATTTTAGGTCTTTATATAATTTTTGACTAGCCCAGTATTACCTAGTCAAAAATCCCATCCCAAATCCCAAGTCGCACGAAATGCAAAGTAAAAATTGGTGTTTTACATTAAACAATTTTGATGATTCTGATGAGGTAAAGTTTCAGAATCTTGACTGTAAGTATATAGTTTATGGTCGTGAGATTGGCGAGAACGGTACACCTCACTTACAGGGCTTTATTGCCTTTAACACTAATCAACGATTGGCAGGCGTCAAGAAAGTTGATCCCCGAGCTCATTGGGAAGTAGCTAAGGGTACGGCTAAGCAAGCCTCTGATTATTGTAAGAAGGACGGGCAAGTCTTCGAAAAGGGTGATATTCCTGTCTCTAAGGGTGCTCAGGATAAAAAACGCTGGTCTGAAAGTCTAGCACTCGCCAAATCTGGGGATATCGATTCAATAGATGACGAGATCCAGGTTCGTTATTATTCGACCCTAAAAAGGATTAAGTCGGATTATATGGTCAAACCATTGGATTTAGACGATGTTTGTGGCTTCTGGTATTATGGAGAAGCTGGAACCGGCAAAACGACCA